TAAGCAAGAACATCTACGTCAATAGCGTCAGCCATTTTGTATGCTGCTCTGTCTGCAGCTAGGCTTACGAAGTCAACATGTGAGAACTGATCTTCGATGTCATCCATTTTGAAAGCAAAGTAGTTAGCTTTGTCGATGGTTAATTGAAAGTCAGTGTCATCTAGCTTCTCTACAGTTATACCTGTGTGACGCTCTAGAGCGTTAACAGTTACGTCTGGTTCTTTTTGGATGCGTACAACGTCACCCTGATTTGCAATCTCTCCGAAGTAAGAGTTGTTTGTGATTGCGCTAATTACAGACGATTTTCGCAATGCGATCTGCGCCTGTTTGGAGTACATAATCGGGCTAAAATTGCCGTCAAAACCTCCGCTTGCCGATGTAATCATACTTAATCTCCTTATAGATATGATGTGAAAATTAACACTACATATCCACCGTGAAGAGGCTCTTCGTTTTAGGGTAGTCAGCTATGCTTGGAGATTGCGCTATCTCTTTTGCGCTGGGCCTATACTTAGAGGTAAGTCTTTTTGTGTGGCTAGTGCTTTGTAGCATACACACATTGGCTGTTGTGTATATGCCATAGTTTTATCTACGATGCTGTTTTTGTCAACTATTTTCTTGACACATCATAAATAAAATTTCCGCTACGTTGAGCATCTAGTATTTCTTCTTGACGCTTTTCGTATTCTTTAATAGACATTGCAGCTACTTCAGATTCACGAATCATTTTAGCTGACTCGTCTGGTTCTGGTGCTGCAGCGCTTTTTGTCTTTACCGAAGCTGCTGCTGCTTTTTCTGCAGGTTTAGCTTTCTTCTTGTTACTAATACCTTTGTCTACTTTGTACAAGTCTATAACACGTGCTACAGATTTTGCATCGTCTATATTCTCGTACAATGCATCTTGTACCCATTTAGGTTGATCTTCTGCCCATGTGTGGAAAGAATCATCTTCACGTATCTCAATAAAGTCAGGATGCATCTTAATTAGTTCTGCCTCTGCTTTATCACGAGTAGCGTTTACACGAAGCTCTTCTAGTTCAGCCATACGAGCTTCTAACTCTTTAGCAGCAGATTTAGATTTTTTATCAGCTATAGTTTCAATGATGCTTGCCACATCAGGGTACTCTTTTGTCCAAGCCTCTAACTCTTCATCCGTCTTGGGTAGTACAAGTTCTTTATTTGCAGCCTTAGTTAGCTGTGCTTCTAATGCTTCTATCTTTGCAGTAAACTCTTCTTCTTTTTTCTGCTGATGTCTACGAAGATCACCATAACGTTTCTTAAAGTTTTTCTCCTCAGCACTTAGCTCGGAGTCATCTTCTTGTGCTTCTGCTTTGGGTTCTTCTTTTTGTTCGGTATCACTCTCTGCCTGTACTGGTTCAGCTTTAGGCTCTTCGCTACTGGGTTTATCTTCAACACTTTCTTCATCTGGTTCTGGTATACCTGCTGCTGCCCTAGCTTGCTTTTTTAATTCTTCTAGTTCAGCTTCTTCTTTCTTGATTCGTTCTTCGTTGTTTAAGTATCCACCTCTTCCCATCATTACTCTCGGGACGTCAGGTTTTACCATAGGATTTGGTTTTGCTGTTTCATTAGTAGCCATTAAATTTCTCCTTATGTTGGGGTCAGCCGAAGCCGAGTGGCCTTATAGTTATTTGGATTTTTTCTTTTTACTTTTCTTGCTTGCTAGTCCACCTTTGTTTAATCCAGTGATACCAAAGCGAGTGTCTAGCGCTGCTCCACCTTGTTTTTCTCTAGAGCTTAATCCTCGTGTTGCACTTTGTGCTAAACCTGTTTTTCTTTTGGTAGATTTGCCTTGTAAGTTTTTACTTTTCTTTTGTCTGTCTTTTCTTCTTTGTTCATCTCTAGATATAGGAGTAGGAGTAAAAGGAGCAGCTTGTTCAGCAGGAGCAACTTCTTCCTCTACTTCAGGTTGACCAAACGCAACTGCTGCAGCTTCTTCAGATGCTTTCTTAGCAGCTTCTATTTGCGCCCTAGTTAAAGGTACGCCTGGAGTAGCAGGAGCGTCTACTCCTGGAGTTGTCATAGGCACTACTTCATCATAAGTGCTACCTTCGAAAGGCATTGTCATTTGACTAGACTCTTGTGGATCAGGTGTGTATGGTTTTTCTATACCTTGATCAGGAGCTAAAGTAGGATCACTGTAGTCTACATCAGGTGTAACTGGTTTAGGTATTTGAGATGCAATTCTTTCAAACTCTTTACCTTGAACTTTGTCTAATAAAGTTTTGACTAAACCAGGTTCTTCTCTGTTCATTAACTCTAATAAGTTATTTAATCTTATCTTATCTACTTCAGAAGTAGCAGGGTCAGCTAGTCTTCTTTCTATTTCACCTTTAGTTCTTCTAGTTTGATCCCACATAATAAGCTTAGTTAGAGGACTTAACCCAGCAAAGATTTTGCTTCCCATAGTTCTTTGATCAGAGATCATAGCTTTTAATTCGTCTATAGATAACTCTTTGTAGTTCACAGGAGTAGGTGCTGGAGTTTCTGGTCTATCTCTATCGCTAGAAGATTGTTGTACAGGCTCAGGTGATATGCCATCCATAGTAGGTATAGTGTAGTTAACAACATTGTCTAATGAAACAGCGTCACCTGCAGGGTAATATCCTTCAGGTATTTCCATCTGAGGTACACCATCTACAAAAGTTATAAATATTCTATGACCCTCATCATTCATGTATTCAACTACAACAGTGTTTACACTAGATAAATCAAAGCCACCCTTTTGAGAGTAAAATGGTTCTGGCTCTACAAGACCACCTTCGTCAAAGCCTAAACCTTCTATAAAACGTTGACCAAAACCTTTTTCATGGTATCTAACGTTTAAACCCTCTTCATCTTCAGTACGTCTGTTAGAAACATTTTCACTTGCACCAAACATATCTCTAGCGCCTTTTACAAGCTTTTGTCCAAACGATAATTCATTTCCTTTGTTTCCCCCAAGTGCCCTAACTCTATCAGCCGCTGACATTTGAGGTTCAGGGGCGGCAGTTGTATTATCTCTATTGTCAAAACCTTTTCCACCAAAGTTTATTTGGTCTGCTATTGAAGGTCCAACTGTATCAGATGTTGGAGGTTTTGCTGTTAACTGAGGACGTGCTGGACCTGAAGTTTTTGGTACAGTTACTACTGGTTTAGATCTACCTCTTCTTTTACTATATGATCCACCTCTTATTTTTGCTTGATGTTGTGCTGCAGTCATAGGCTTAGATGATTTAATATTTCTATTTTTTGTAACGCCTTTATAGTCAGCCATAGATGTACCACCTCTATACATTTCTACAGGCTCTTCGTCATCCATAACATCTATGTCTTCTATGGTTATTTCAATGTCCATATCTTCCATCATGGGTTCTCCACCCATACGTCCATCTGCTGCCATTTGAGCATAGCCCATCTTAGCTTCAGCACGTAAGTCTTCGAATAGTTTTACACCGTGAAAGTTTACGACATCAGCAGGAATGACTATTTCACCTTCACTAAGGTTGGCTGGTATATCATCTCTTACGTTTTCTGCATTTGAACCAAGAGGTATTTCATTACCAGAGACAGGATCAATACCTATTGTATTGTCAGGTACATTGCCAAAGTTCATTTCCATTTGATCTTTAAGTGCCATTATTTACTGTCTCCCTCAGTAATTTTAACTTTCTAAGTACGTCTATTGCGCCCTGTTGTCTATGTATAATATGAGGTTCGTTAGCTGTTTCCAACGCACGTTGTCTCATATAAATCAGGTCATCTATGTGTTTTTGAAACTGTTCGTAGCATTCTTTATCATTGACCAACTGCTTGAGGTGCATTTCCTGTAAATCCTTGTTCTTCAGGTAGTGGTGCTGTACCCACTCCTATTTGTGAACCTCCACCTCCAGATGTATCAGCTACGTCCTGTACACCTTGACCTTCTGGACCTGCTGGTTGTGGTACAGGTGCTTGAAAGCCTTTTAGTATTTCAGCTTGAATAGCTGCGTCACCCATAGAGTTAGTAACCTTATCAGGATCTAAATCCATGCTCTTTGCAATCTCACGTATAATATAATCCATTTTTGCAAAAGGTGCAAGTACTGGATTTTGTGCAACCTGTAAAAACTGCATCAAGCGCTGGCTTCGTACTTCGTTAGCCATTAAGCTTTCAGTTCCAGAAGCATGTACCTCTAGGTCACCACGTATTTCTTCATCAAAGTCAAACTGCATGTTAAATGCAAAGAATGCTTTACCTAATGGTTTAATTAAGTAGTCGTCCACATTCTTAACAACCGTTCTGATACTTCCGTTGGCAGCAGACATAAGCATGCTAATACCAGAAGCAGTACGACCAACACCACTAACACCTGTTTGTCCGTGTGCGAATGATGGGAATCCCGTTGACTCATCTGCTAAAACCCTCGCTTTATCAAATAGTTGCATGTTTTCACCTGCTACATTTGGAAACTTTGTACCAAAAATAGCTTGGCCTGGAGCACCACCCTGCCTTCTAAAAACTTTTCCAGGATACACAGAAAGATCTTGACCTGGAACTAGATTAGTCTCGTCTACTTCTATTATGAGATTGCCTGATAGTGCTGCGTTATCTATAGCCATACGCATGAAACCATTCATAAGTGTTTGCGTATCATCCATGTTTTCAGCAATACCAACACCAAAGAATGAATATGGGTTGTGCTCGTATGGTACAGCATAGTAAGGTATGCGTGTAGGCTTGAATGGGTTTAGTACAAAACGTAATACTTCACCGTTACTTATCCATACATTACAGTTAACTTCATCTAAGTCACTAAGCTCACTAGGTATATCTACACCATGCTCTTCTAGAAGTTTAACATCTACGTAACCCCAGAACTCTAACACTTCCCAACGCTCTGATGTTGGTTGAGTGTCATCATCCTCCATAGTCATTTCCCAGTACTTTTGTGTGTAGTCTGGTCCTGCATCTATTGCTTTTTGTACAGAGTCATTCATGAAGTATGGACGTGATTTTAGTTTGCGTAGTTGAGTACGAGACATCTTGTGTCTTTGTACAACATACTCTGCATCATCCATAGCCTTAGCTTCAGGGTCTGGATAGAAATCCCATATACTTACATGATCACACTCTGGAACAGTTTTTATGATAGGATCATATTCACCGTCTTCATTCCAGTTAGGGTACTCTTTGTCTACAGCAAAAGCACCTTTCATTACACCTGTACCTAGAAGTGCCATTTCAAATGCCATACTTCTTAGGTGTGTAGTGGCTCCTGATTCCTGCAACTGGTCATGGATTTTCTTTTCCATCTTTTTAGCTGCAACCATAGCAGGATGAAATGTAACTGTAGTTCCTGTAGTACCATCGCCCTCTATTATTTTTTCACTAACAGGGGCAAGTTTATCTTCCATTCCAGCTAGTCTTGCTTGTAAGTCAATAAGAGTTTCACCTGGCTCTAGATTAGTATCACCATCAATCAGATAAGGCTTGGGCGCTGGTTTACCCATAGCATCACTAATAGCACCCATTGCATTCTCTGCATTAGGGTCTACGTTTATGTGTACAGACTCTGCTACACCATCAGGTAAAACAGAAGGATTTACAGTCAAAGGAAACTTATTGTTACCAAACAGTACATCTACTATCTGTCCGTAAGCTGCTAATGTTTTTGTCTTTGTTACTTTTACAAACACACGTGACTTTTCAGTATCAGTAAACTGTACATCTGAACCGTATAAACCACGATAGTTTCTGTAGGCTTTTAGCCATCTTTGTTCGTCAGCATATCTGGAGTCTTCTGATCGTTTGTAACGTTCTTTTACAAAGCCAACTACACTGCTTTTCTCTTTAAAGATTTTGTCGAGAGAGTCCTCTGCTGCTACAACATCATCCGTTTCAAACATTTCTTCCTGTTCAGCCATTATAATCTTCCTTGTTAAAACAATCTAGTTGTATGTCGTAGTATGGGTTGTTTCTAAACTTATTCCAATTAGCTGTGTCAGCCATTTTAAGACACTGCTCTTTTGTAAACATTTCCTGCATCACATACTGATTACCTGTATATACCCAATCAGTTCCGTTATTACCCCATATACTTACTACTAATACAAAAGCTTTCATTTGTTTTCCTTCCAAGGACCATTATCAAAATCATATTGTTCTTGACATCTAGGACAACAATCAAACTTATCTGTGTTATAAAGTATCGAACACTTAGGACAATTTACTATATCTTTAATATCCGAATGTTGCATCACTGGCTTGGAATCCTGTTCGTTGTTTAGCAGGGTTGTAATCCCATATGCTGCTTCTTGGTCTAGTCATTATACCATATCTTAACGCATCATACAAGTGATCTTCTGCTTTGGTGTCTACATCTTCTGGATTCTTTTTGTCCAGTGGGATGCTTGGTATCTGTGCAATGGTATTCACACAGTTATCCATAAATACCAACATAGGCTTTTCAGTAAACTCATCTACCTTCAAACGTCTATGTATTTCGTTTTTACCTGCGATACGTGAGCCTCGTGAACGATCTGAAGGACGCCATCGACAACCTTTCATAATCATTTGTTCAGCTAATGAAGGCCCAGTATCGCCACGGTTGTGCCACAGAGATGAGTCTAGCACACCGTATCTCATACCGCCATCTTTTGCTTCAGCCTCTAATATCATATCAGCTAAATCATTAGCTGTAACTTTAGAAACATACATCTCACGATATACTATTAGCTGTTCATCAGGAGCAATAGTAAACCAAAGAACCCCAGTATAACTGCCATACCCATAATCACATGCCCTAAAACGTACCCACGAGTCAGGAACTTCAAACTGTTCGATAACGTGGGCAGTTCTGTCAAATTCGGGAAAGGCTGCTCCTTCGTTGATATCCCAGTTTCCTTCGAGGAGTTGCTTCCTCTGATGCTCTGGTAGTGATAGGAGCATGGCTTCATAGTCACCCTCTTCGGCAAGGTATGGATTATCGAAGAGTGACGCAGGAATAAACCTACGCTTAAATAGAGGCTGGCCTTCCTTGCTGTGTCCTTTAGGGAATGTAATTGTTTTGCCAGTTTCAATTTCAGTTGCCCAAAAAGCCTTACCTGCAGGTGCAGGATCAATAAACATTTTCTTTACCCAAGCATGTCCAGCACCACCTGGGTTTGTTGTAGCTCTCATGTAAAGTCCTAGTTCTTTACCGTGAGCACTACGAAGACGTGATCTCATATAATCCCAAGCGTAAGGTGTAGGCCATTGAGTAAGTTCGTCAAATCCAATCCAGTTAAATGCTTGTCCTTGATACCTAGTAACATCCGTATCCTTATCAAGGTAAGACATCCACAGTCTTCCACCTTTAGGAGATACCCATTGAGACTTACGCTCTGACCATTTGATTCCTGGTACGGCACGTGGATATAACTCCTGTGACTTTTGTATAAGTTCCCTTAGTTCTTCAGTTGTATGTCGTACAAGGAGTCCAGAGAAGTTAGGATCATTTAAGCCGTGTAGTGGATCTGCAAGCATAGCATAGGATTTGCCACCACCAGCAGCCCCTCCGTACAGAACTTCTCGTTCAGAAGAACTCAAGAAAGTTGTTTGTGGACCCTCGTTAGGTTTGAATACAACCTTCTGTGCTTCTTCTACGTCATACTCAGGTGCTACTACCTGCGCTGGAATCTGGGGGGTTTCGATTTCCGCTGGCTTCTGAGTATGCTCCGACTCCTTGCTTTTCGAGCTTCTCGATTTGCGAGAGCGTTTCTTCGAGCCACTTGGCAAGCTTGCGCTTAATTGCATATGCTTTTCTACGTTTTTGCTCAACTTCTATTCTCTTTTTTAGACCCATGTGTGATATGTATCGGCCTGTTTCTTGACTCAACCAATGTGCTACTGCTCTGTAACTATACTGCTTGAGGTGCTGTTTTGCAAGCTCTAACGCTTCTAGCTCATGTTCAATAGGAACAAGTAGCTTATCGTTTTCTGGGTGCACTTCATAGCCGAAGGGAACTTTAACAGTTGTCCTTACTATTACGTGCCATTCTTTGTTGTGGTTCTTGGGGGGCAGAGGTAGTTGCCAGAATCCCAATTCTCTTTGAGGTATTATTCGTTTGTACCTTCTTTTGGTGGTAAATAGAAAATGCCACCACCGCTGGTGACATCTACTTTGTCTACTTTACCAAGACCTGCTCTGTCAAGCACATCTTTGGCGGCTATCATTTTTTCTTTGATACCCAACTGAGTGGGATCTTGCAGAGCGCCCATAAGTGCGAAAGCAGCTTTCGGGGCAGTCCGAGCAAAGTAAGTCCTAGTTTTTTCAGCGATTTCATCTTTTAAAGCCTCCACTATTGCTGTTGTGCTGGAGTTGTCACCATAGCCAGCTAACTTCTTAGCAGCTACAACATCGCCTCCAGCATCATCAAATAATACATCCAA